AGTGGCGACAAGGTGGATTGTTTCTGGTTTGTTATTCATAACGCCCGAAGGATGTCACAAAGAGAACAGGACACAAGCACAAAAAGACACTAAATGAAAAATAAATGTTTTTTCGAGGTGCTTACAGTTTCCCGGTAAAGTGTAAGGACTTCAGTAAATGGCTCAAGGTGTCCCGGTCTTTAATAGGTGGCTCAAGGTGTCTTTGAGTTGCAAAGGGGGGCAGACAAGACAAACAAGGGCAAAGCCTGTTCGGTAATAACAAAAGCAAAGAGGATAACAAAAGCAAAGAGGATCACCTTTTAAAACATTGTAAGTGTCTTTTCTTTTCTTTGGCTCTCAACAGATAAGGACCTCCCCCCTAGATAAAAATAGAAAGAAGCCGGGAATTTGAGAGAGTTTGAGGGGGTTTGGGGGGATTTTCCGAAACAACTAACGTTATATACCCCCTCACATTTTTATAACAAAATCTCGTCACCCACCAAAGGGATCACTCGGAGTGTCCTCATCGTCATCTTCAAGACGCCTACGAAACAACTCAGAGCCATACTCGTCGATCATGTATTGCGCCTCCTCGCGGTTCTGGATCTCGCTTTGAACTTTCCTGTGAACTGATGGGATGAGTCCTAGGGCGGCGTAAGGGTTCGAGGTAACAACTCTGATGTTCTCTGTCTCCTTGTGGAGCGTGGTCAGCAGGAAGTCGTCGAAGTGTTCGCTAAGGATGCTTACAGCTTTCTTGAGCTGATCCTCTGTGATCTCGTTCATCCTTGATACTTCGTTATGTTAAACACTGATAGGGTGGCTTGTCGTGGTCGTTATCCTTAGCCTATTTAAGTATCACTCTGGATACGACCTACTTAGTAACCAATCCAGATCCCACTACTTAACGTCCATCACTTTGGCTTTTATCATCCCTTAGTTGGCTTAGGAGGACGGGAAGCCCTTCGGGACTCCCCTATTATGGGCCTTATTCATAACTCCTTGATTATCAACGGTTTATGTTATTCCTTAGGCGAAGCCCGAGTGTTATCCCTTTAGCGATGCTTTTGCCCAGTTCCATCTTACCTTCAACGGTCTTGAACACCTCCCAATCCCTTTCATTGCTACCGAAGAACGGCTCTAGGATGAGTGAAGGTGCTTTAAGGCTCATAAGGAATCTTCCACCGCGCTGTGTTATTCCCTCAACGGCCTTAATGCCTCTGTTGGGGTGTGTGGGAAAGAAGGCTTTGAACTGATTGAGGATGGCCGTGGCGTATTCAAAACCACGCTGTGAGGTGTGCCATCGGAGTATTTCGAATCCTCTAGCGTCTTTGTTATCTGCTGAATTGAAATGAAGCTCGATCACAAGGTCAGCCTTAAGAGGGTCCACGGCAAGCTTCAGGTTGTCCATGGCTTCCTTGTAGGATGCTCCCGGGTATCTATCGATGATTACCGTCTCAACATTCTCAGGAAGGTATTGGTCGATGTAGTGAGCTAGGGTTCGATTATAGTGCCACTCATAGATGGAGTCATCACACGCTCTAGCACCTGGATCACCGCTTCGGCTGTGTCCAACACAAATCACAACTTTACCCGAGGCAGTGTTTAATGTGTCCGTTTCGGGTTTGTTATGTCGTTCAAGGTAGGCGTCGATGAGATCCCTAATCTTTGTTAACAATTTTATCATATCCATGTCGTTGTGGTGGTTTTTCCTGTTCTGTTATAGTAAGCATCTGCTAATCTTTCCAGCTCAATCTTAATCATGTCATCCTTTCGATCCATCATCTTCCGGTCGGCATCTTGAGCCATCTGTTGAGTCCAGTAAGCGACACCCATGGACAACGCATCAAGACGGTCGTCGTGTGTTAAAGCTCCCTTCTCTCGTGTCAAACGCGACATCTGGAACATGAGCTGATACTTAAGCTGAGTCTCTACGGGGTAGTGTTGAGCCGAGTCGTAGTCCCTTTTGATGACCACAGGGTCGATAACAAGCTTGTGTTGATTCATCACGGGTTCGAGTGTATCGACGATCCTTCGCTCTTTCTGGATGTTATGTCGAACTTCCTCGATGGTGCACGGGTGAATCTTGTTAAGATAAGGCTTAATGATCTCCACGAACATACCGTCACCAAAGTTACTTTCGACGACGATCGCGTTCACCTTGTTCTCCTTGGCCTTCATTGTTAACACCTTGAGGACCTTCTCGTCGTATCCTCCTTGCATACCGCCGGCGTCCGTAACATACAGGTAACCGTTAAGCATCTTTACGACAGCCCAGGATGTCTCGTCCTTACCACGACCTGACGGGTCAATAGCAAGAACACTTCCAGTATATGGCACGTGGTCGCCTACGATCTTCATAGGACGATAGAAGCGATCCCCGGTGAACCCTACGTTCGGCACAGTGCTGTCCCAAGCGTTCTCATGGTGCTGCGCCCATACGAGCTTCTCAGGAGCCGTGTCGCGGTCTAGGTCCATCACGATCAGGTCGTTAAGCTTCAGGGGATACCTATCGAGGTCCGACAGCTTCGGGTCGAGCATGAACTGCATAGCGAACCCTGACTTACCGTAGGACGCTTCACGCTCTGCTAGGTCGATCTCAGAGAAGCGTGTAGGCTCTGTTGGATAACCTACCTCGACGTCGTCAATACAAGAAGCGGCTATGTTACCTTTGTAGACCTTCTCGTTCTTTGCGTTGGTCGTCATCTTAGCAGGCCAGATCCGCATCGAGTATTCACGCTCAAGAAGTTTGTTATAGATACTGTCCTCGCACTGAGGTGTCCCAAGGAACATGATACGACAGTCATCGTCTGGCTTAAGGATAGCCTCAAACTCTTTGACTTGTTCCGACAGCTTGTCCCGCATCGACTGCGTCGCTGAGTTATTTGGAACCTCCACGTCGTCAGCGATGATGATGTCAGCACGCGAACCTGTAAGCTGTGAGGTGATACCGAGTGACTTTACAGAGGGTGCGTGGGACGCTTGGGCTGGACCTACGTCGAACGAGATCTTAGAGAAGCGTTGCTTGTCCCGTGGGATCAAATGCTCAAGCACAGGCATCTCGTGAATCAACCGTAGGGTGAACGTAGAGAAGTCATCGGCACGAGTCTTGGACGCAGAGACGACCAGGATGTTCTTCTGTGGGTCTAGGAGGAGTTGGTGGACGACATAGGCCGAACAGATCCACGACTTACCGACTCCCCGGAACCCTTGGATAACACCTCGGCGTGGTCCGTGTTGCATCCACTGGGCGATCTCGTATTGGATCGGGGTGGGGCTTGGAAGGTTAAGGTGATTCCACGTCATCCAAAGGAAGTTGCGGAAATCCTTTAACTGTTCCGGTATATCAATTTTAGTCATTATCTAACCCCACTACTTTATCAACGGGGTCTTCAAATGGAAGTAAATTTACTAGTGACTGTAGTGGTGAATCTTGGGTTACACTTGCGGTAATTCCGTTGTCCTTTAGGAGCTGCCGTGCTGCATTTAACAAGGCTGGCGACGGATCTCCCATGTTGATCTGATGTATAAAAGTATCTATCAAAAGATCCTGTAGACCTTCCATTTTGATACTTCGTGACTCGTCTTTCATATCTATCTTTTTGTTAAAGTGTCATATATCTTAATTAACATATATACTAATGTTGCTAGACCTACACCGATAGCTACTATCAAATTTACCTCTTCCAGTGTGATATTTGCGATCAAACCTAGTATTCCTACGAGTGGGGTGTGAGGTGAAGAGTTCATCGATTTGTTAAATTGATAAGGTGCTTCCGAATACTACGAAGTCAATACGGTCATCAGTAGACTCAGGATCACCTGTTCGCAGTGCAAAGTATGTCGTGGTCTTTTCGTGGACAACCACAGCGTTATCGGCTGCTGCAATGTCGTCACGGTAACGCACGGCCATAACAACATAGTTAGCGTCAGCGAGAGCAGTGCCAAAGTAGATACGACGCTCAGAGACACCTTGGTCCATGTTAGTGGCAGAGGTATTTACATTCAAGCTTCCACTGATGATTGTCGGCGCACTTGTATCAAACGTGATCGAGCCATAACATCTCGGAGAGAACGGGCTATACTTAAGGACATCAGGAGTGACCACACCGCTGGTGCTTTGGGTTTCCATGGCCCCTTTCGTTGGGCTGTCAACCTTTGCATAGGTAACACTACCGTTCGCAAGCTTTGCTGTCGTAACACCACTGTCGGTCAACGCGCTGGTTCCTACGGCTCCCGGATCAATGTTACTTGATGAGACTGCACCATAGGCCAGCTTATTTTGTGTTACAGCTCCCTCGGCGATCTTAGCGTTCGTCACTGATAGGTTCTGTAGCATACCCGTGGTGACGCTTTGAGTCGCCTGTGAGGAGATCCCTGACGCATTCTCGGATACTTCCTGACACGCGTAAAGGGCTTGCTTGTAAGACGAATCCAGATCGCTTTCAGATAACACACCTCCATTGGTGAAATCTACAACAGCCTCGGTCGTGGTCGATCTATAGACTCTCAAGGTGTCTACGAAGTTCGATGAAAAGATCGAAAGTGATGACCAAGCCGCTGTAGGTGTTACTGTCTGTGCAGCGAGGTCTACAGTGTAGTGGACGTCTTTCGTCAAGGGGTGTCGTTCGTCGGGGTCTGGAGTTGAGTTAATACCTACGACTTGAATGTCATCTGTGGTTAACGCATCAAACCCGTAGGTCAATGCTGATGCGCTATTGAGCACAGAGGATTCATCGGATTGGTAATAAGCTAGTCCTTGAGTGGTTGCCATGGTTTATAGAGAGGGGATAGGGTTAAGAAGTTGTCTACGTTGTAGTTGAATGTTTTTGATTGTTTGAAGAAGTTCAGGGAACTCTCCGATCATTTGATCTTTCGCTAAGTTTCGGTAAGCTCTAAGAACTTTGTTAATTGCTTTAACACGTGGGTCTTCCGCAATGGACGCTAGATCACCTTTGTTATACTGCAATCTCTCTTCAACTTGCTTATAGCCTCGTGATTGGATTAAACCTTTGAGTGATTGCCTGAGCGTCTTACCGTTAATCTTCAGTGTCGAGGACAGCTCCAGCATTCTATCGTAAGCCTGTCGTCCTTCGACGTTGTAGAACTCACGCATGTTTGTGTCACTGTCGTTAATAAAGTTGGCATCAGGCATCCCGAATCCGTGCACAAGCTCTTCAATGGTCTTATCGACGACATCGTTACGTTTACTGGACACATAGATTGGATTGATAAGTGATAAGAACCCAAGCGTGTTCTGCTTATACATAGGCTCTCCAAGGAACGTGCGCTTAGGTGGAACTAACTCATCGACAACCGGTAGCTTACGCATGACCGCATCTGCAATCGTCCGTGACTCTCTGACCATAACTTCCGTGTCTCCGATGTCTTTAAGCTGACCGACAAACTGAGGAACAGCAAGACCTGCTGAGATGTCTCTGAAGATCTTAGGGCCGTAAACGTCAGGTTGCTTCACTGCTTGAATGACCGTGTTAAGTCCACGAAGGAACGAACGATCTGTTAAGCCTTCTGCAATACCTAATGTTAAACTCATAAATGATTCACTAGATCCTTGGTCAACGTCAGGATTCATTACACCGTGATCAACCACGTCGGCGATAACACTTAGGATAGTGGCGAACGGGTCAAGACGCTGATAGCTAACATACTTTTGATTCCCTTCCTCACCGATAACAAATGAGAACGGACGCCATCCTGTTGCCTCCAGAGCTTTACGTTCATCTGGATTCTTAGGACCGCTACCGGTAATCTTATCTCTGTTCAAGTAAGCGTAGTAATAGAGAGCCGAAGATCCTGCGGTTGCTGTGGCCATACGTCCAAGGAACTCAGATTGTTGCGTAGCGTTCATCTGGTGATACTTCGCTCTAAACTGCTTTGCTTTACCTGTTGTTATTGGTGCTAAGAGTTCAAAGGCTACGCCTGGAGCTGTTCTCTTGATACCAAACTTCAAGACCTCTGTAGGTGTGTTGAGGTAAGGAATAACAAAGTGTAAAGGCTTCCATAGGTTTCTAAACTTACCAACTGCGCCTACAAACTCTCCGGGTTTTCCTGTGAAGGTAACATCATCAACGTGTGTTTTTGCATCCTCGATAATATCTTTGAGGTTTTTATCAGTGATGAATCTGTCTTTATTTTCCTCTACTAGACGAGCAAACTCGTTTCTCACGGCGTGCTTATCTTTAAGAAGTGCGTTACCGGTGGAGTCGTTAAGAAGATTCTGTTTGGCTTGATCGGCTAACCTACGCATCAGACTTGCTTCCGAGTATAACGATCCGTCGTCAAGAATAGCTTTCTTCAAGTGGTCGTTCACCCAGATTTCTTTTTCAGCAACAGATAACGTCCTTAAGTTAGGATCTGAGTTGACGTGAAGAGTTAACGAATCCTTTAAACGTCTGTTACCCGCGTGAGCTTTGTTTAGTGTATCACCGAAGGCGTTAGCCATGAACGGAAGCTGTGATGCTTTGTTAAGGAACGTCATAATACGGCCTAGAATCGTTCCGTCATCGACACCATAGATACGAGGATCAAGAGGTCCAAGGCGTGCTTGTTGTTCATCAAACTGTGTGCGACCACCGGTAAATCCGTCTTCCATTCTCTTAGCACTCTTCGATGCAAGCTTCCAGTAATCAGTAATACCTTCAAACATGTTGTGCACTTTAAGAGACTGCTTGAATGCTTCCATTGCTGCTGGATCTCCACTGTTAATCATAGCGCGGAACCCTGATCCTAAGATACGCTCCATGCTAACCATAAGCTGTGATGCAGCCGGAATGGTGACGTTCAATAACACAGAAGGAATACCAAACATGATGTTACCTTTGAACAGACCGATAGACGTGTGCATGACCTTATCATACATCGACATCTCACTGATTCTCTTAGAGATCTCAAAGGCATCTTCTGGTGTCTCATCTTGGATAGCTAGAAGGCGTCTCTTTGCGAAACTGTCCATCCCTTTATCCAGACCTGACTCCCGACCAAACTTACTTTTGATCCAAGCGTTGTAGTTACGGTCTGTGTTCAATCCTTTACCCATCGATGCGATTTCCTCTTCACGAGTTTGAACGATAGCTTTCTTATACCGACGTAACTCCTTCAGACGATTAGCTTGGTCGCCTTGTTTAAAGATCTCTTCCCTTACGTTATCTGCTTCAATGAACTGAATAAACTCATTATCGCTCATCTCGACAATCTTAGTAATCTCCTCAGAAATGTCTTCGATTGCACTTTCTTCTTTGATCATGCGACGTGCTGATGCCATGCGATCTTGGATGCTTTGCATTACCTCATCGACCTTAAGATCTTTAGGGAGCGGCTTTGCTTTGGCTCCACGCACTCCATTGATTAAGTTCTCTTGAAGCTTTTTAAGTGTTTCTTCAGCTTTCGCTAGTTTGATCTTTTTGCTTCCTTTTGACTTAATGGTGTCTCTTAGTTTCTGAACCGCTGTCTTACCTTGGTTAGAAACCATTTCTTTAAGTTCAGCGCGTCTCGCTTGTGCAGCTCTCTTAGCTTCTACGTGTTGCTTATATTTGGCAGGAGAAAGAGTGTTAACGTAATATTCTTCTTCCTTTAGCGCAACAAGCTTCCTGTTATCCGCGATTGCGTCAGTGTAGTATTTGATCTTCTGCTTGTATTCAATAATACGAGGATCATTCTCATTCTCAATCTGCTGCTTCTTTTTGTAGTCTTTGTCTTTGAGTTTTACCGCTTCAGTTCGCTTTGCGTTTAACGCCGCCTCATAACGTGCTAACTCATCTTCAAGATTCTTCTTTTCTTTCAGACTAGTAGCTTCGACGTCTTTGTGCGTGTTGCTAATATTTGTGAGCTGCTCGTCTGTTGTTATCTCTTCAGATAAATCGCGCAATGGTGCTGCTGACTCATCAATCTCACCCATGCGAATGTTATCACCTTCGGATTGAATCGCCCTGCGTCCTTCATCAAACTCAGCGTGTTTTACTGCTGTAAAAGCAATATCGTCCTGTAATGCAGCGGTTGGATCGTCGCCTTCTTTAAAACGGTTGAAGAGTTCTTTAAGGAAGCTTCCCTTACGCTGACCAAGACCTTTACCGAATCCAGAGCCAATATTAGCAGAAGCAAACAAGTAGTTCCTGTGTCTAATTAAGCTTTCTTGGATGATGAGATCTTGACGTTTAATTTCACGTTCACTGGCATTTGCAGCAGTCATCTGTTCTCTCTTAATGATCCCAGCGTCAACCTGTAACGACGACTCGTAAGCTCCGACATTATACAACGCTTGCTTTGCTCTAAGACGTCTAAGGTCTTGTAGGTCGCTACTTTGTGCTGCGTCACCTGATTTAATCCAAGCTTCAAACGCTGTCGTGTCTTGATCTAAGGCTTGCATACCTACGACCAGGTCCGCCAATACAGACTCTAAATCTTGCACTGGCTCCGCAAATTCATCAATCAACGACTCTACGGTTTCTTCAAGATTGTTCGCTGTCCTGACTTCACCTAATTGTTGTAACAAACGTTGGTTCGCATACAGAGCTTGAGGGCCGGCAGCGACAGGCATTGGTTCCTCTGTAGTTGGTTTGGATGTTACTGGATCGACGTCGCCCTTGCGTTTAGCATTAAGCTTTGTTGCTTTCTCTTGGACACGCTCAAGAACTTTGGAGTGCAATGTTTGTCCTTCAACCGTTTCCGTTCCGTTTGCAACCTGTGTCGCGTTAAACTGTTCAACTGCTTGTGCTGCCTCGGCCTCGGCTTTAACAATAGCCTGTGGATCGTTAGACATTCTAGCATCACGGACAGCCTTCTGCTTCTTAAAGAGTTTAACACCAGCAAAGATGGTTCCTCCTACGGCGGCTCCGATGATACCTCCTTCGATAACGTTCTTGATACGTCCTTCAAATTCGCTGTCGTTACCGTCGGCTGCTAAGTATTGAGTAACAGAATTATTAAGCCACTCATTATCGACTAATAAATTACTAAGTCTTTCCTCGTGTCCGTCGAATGCCGCGAAGTCTGAACCAATACCAGCGATAGTTCCTGTAGCTGTTTTACTGAGTTTACTTGCAACATTGACTCCTGTTAACGCTTTGCTTCCTAAACCTGCGAGACGTAACGCCCCAAGGCCCGGTAACAATCCGATACCAAACTGGGTGAAACCTTCGGCAAGCATTCCGGCTGTTCCTGTAGGTCTGTCAATCTTGCGTTCGTAGTCGTAGAACTGATTCGGAAGTGCATCGAGTGTAAGGACGTCAGCAATCTTCCACATACTTCTCCACGCTCCTTCAGCTCCACTTGCGATACCACGACCAATATCTAGTAAAAAGTTAGTATCATCCTCTTCTTCCTCTGGGGCTTGAATTGCCTCTGGAACTTGGTTAACCGTTCTATACTCCTGTGGAAGTTCCGGTAGGTCTAACAAGTCTGGTTCTTCGGGCCTCATCCCGTCCTCTGGTTCTGGCTGATCAAATCCAAGGTATTGATAATCAGGCTCACTGAAACTTAAGGCATTACCAAACGCCGGCGAGCTGAACGGAAGAGACGAAATAGGTTTATTAGAAAACAAGCTCATGTGAATTAGTTAGTAGTTTGACGAGGAATGAGACGGATTTTACGTCCTAAAGTCATTTGGTAGTTAGCGAAATCGTTTAAGGTGATGTTTGAAGACTTTAAATATTTATTCCAAAGGTAGGTCATCTTTTCTTTGTTACCGTTGTGCCAGTCCACAATAGCATCAGCGTTATAGATAGCGGTCTTTGCCACGGCTGGTTTAACATAATAATCAGAACCAAAATCGAAATTCTTCTTAGTGGTAGGGACGACCTTATTAGGAGAGTAGAATTGTGAAGATCCTAATAAAATATTAGAAGACGGAGCTACGACAGTATATTCGACGTTCGTGTCCTTCTCGTGTAAGTCCATAGGAATACCTGTAAGGGTAAACTGAGAGATGAAATTATTCCATAACCTATCCCGGTTGTTAAGGGCATTGATTCCTCCCTTTGTTTCGATCTCATTGATCCTTTCACCTATCTGTCTAAACGGCGCATACTCAGCGTATTGCATCGTTTTATAGAGATCATTGAACATTGCACGTCGTGCTTCAACCGTGTTCTTTGCTTCCATAACATCTAAGCTCTTCGGGTCTGATAAAGTTTTGAGCACTTTAGGCATATCCTTTGAGAACCTTCCACTTAGCTTAGTGATCTTACCGCTTTCTTCGAGAAGGTCTGCTTCATCAAACGTCTGTTCAATCTTTAACGCTTCCTGCTGCGCGATTAACTGAACGTTACGCTCCTCTGACAATCCCGGACTTCTAGGAACTTCTGCAAACGGTCGTTTACCGTCAATTCCCATTGCTGCGTTAGCATTATCAATTAACTCCTGCTGCCTCTTTGCTTGCGAGTATAACGCCCGAGCCGCTTCTGTGTAATTCTGTTTAAAGACGGTTTCGTAAAGTTTGCTGAGTCTTACTTGATTTCCATCGGAATCGGTCACCAACGAATCTTGAGGCACACGCATTCCCTCTCGTTGAAGGACTGTTGCAATGTGTCTGTTAGTGTCAATCGTTGCTTGTCTTACCGCTTGGATGTCTACGCCGCTTAACACCGCTTTCCATTGCTCACGCTGAGGAGCCGTTAGGCTAATACCTTCTGGAACTTTTTTGAAGATGTCCATGTTGCGGCTGTCTTCTGCGGTTTCGTTAGCCACAATGAACTGATCACGTCCTGTATGAGCCGCCACAAGGCTGCTGTGTAGAACAATATCTTGAACCTTGCTGTAGTATTCTTGCGTCTGGTAAAGACCTTCGCCTCCAGCGTGAAAGATACCACTAGCTTCTTCACCTTGTTGGTTAATGGTTGTCGTGAGGTTCCGGTATGTTTCTTCGCTTAACCTATTCTCACTTCTTAGTTTTAATGCGATCTGCTTGTATTTAGCTATGGTATCGTTAATTTGTTGTGACGTCATTGAAGGGGCGTCCACGAGAATACCGGCAAGCTCACGTTGGATTCGCTCTGAAACTTTCTCTCCGCGTTCCTTTAACTTCGTTTCTGCCTTCTTGTCGGCGTCCTCTTCAGCTTTCTCTACAATACCTGCATAGCGTCGTAACGCAGTGTCGTTGTAGTTTTTTCCTCCAAGCTGTAGCTGACCATTCTTTGCCATGTCTAAGAACTTACGGGCAACTCCAAACTCTTCGTTATGAACCAAACGCTCTAGGTCTTTTTGCACACGAAGTTCAACGGATTGTCTGATTTGCGAAGGTAGGCGATCAGGTCCAGGGTTACGCATCGCATCGTTTAGCATGTTGTTATAGACATCGTTACGTCCTTCAATACGCTGAACGAGCTGTGCGTCGTAGGAAGCCTTGTTCTGTGCAGTAACATCCTTAGCAGTCTTTTGATACTGCAATGGTAGCGTAAACTTCTTCTTTTCGTCCTTAACAAACTTCGCTCCTTTCATTGCCTCCTTGTTCGCTGACACCATATCCTTGGACATGTTGTAATCAGCGATAAGATCGAACTGGCCTTCAGGCGCATTTGAAAGTTCATTGGTTGTGTTATGAACGGCTACAGGCACGTTAGCTAACGTATAACGATCTCCCTTTGCATCGACGTAAGAGATTTTGTTAACCACATAGCTGTTTCCGATAAACTCTTCACTTCCAGAGGCAGTAACATATTCGACCTGACCTTTGCGGAACGCATCTAACGAGTTAATGGTGTTATTACCATCTGGACCTTGGCTTGTTGCTTTTTGAGTAGGCTTAACAGACGGCGACGAAATGTTTGATAATGGAATCTCCTGTGCTGCTGGAGGACGTGCGTTTTCGTCAAGAGCTGGCAGGACGCCGGTTCGAGGATCAGTAGCATAGTAATCAGTAGGTAACACACCTCCTTCTTCACTGGTTGCGTATTCGGAAACAGATATATCAAGATTATCAGCCTCTTGCATCGCAGCTTCATAATCTTTACCGTAAATCGTTTTAAATAACGATGCCTCGTCAACGTCAGCTTTGTCAGGGATAACGATGTTATCTGGTTGTTTTGAAACCGATAAAGACGTCGAACCGGACTCAAGAACGTCACCGTAGCCAAACTCAATACGTGCTTCTTGTTCGTCGTTAAGATATGTTTGCTGTCTGTTTGTTACTGCTGCAAAGCTCTTAAAAGCAAAGCTAGGTAACTTACGGAGAACCGCATTGTGCAGTCCGACCTGATGCTTGCTATTCTTAACCATGTCCGTGACTTCCGCAGGAATTGCGTTGATGTAGTCATCGAGAATCCTAGCACGAACTTGTTCTTCACTTAGATCATTTCCGTTCTCATCCTCGAACAACTCTTTGATCTGATTGAAGTCATAGTTTTCATACTTCTTTTCAATCGCTTCTAAAGCACCACTTGTTTTGGTTTCGTGGACTTGACGGTAGATCTCTTGATCCATCGCTTGCTTCTTAAAGTAACCTAATGAGAACTTGCTTGCTTCGTCATCTCCTGCTTCTGCACGTTTCCGTAACTCATTTTCAAGCTGCACGTGATCCATCTCCTGAACCTCTTTAATACCAGCTTGCTGCTGAAGGTTCTTATATTGTCCAGCAATCTGAGGAAATTGATTAAGAGCTTTTGCAATCTGTGTCGCTGCGTTCTCTTTAGGCGTTGACCTGACTGCGACCTGATACTGCCCACCTCTGGATACTGTAGGTTGCACCGGAACCGCTCCGAGTCTAACATCTACGATTTCTCTGCGGTTCTGAGTGAGAGCTTTGAATAAGTCTTGGTTCGAGAGCATAATGTTAATCTGTAAATACTTTTGCAGTGGATAGACCAGTCTGTAATCCTTCAATACCTGACTCAAGTAGACTTGCTTGTTTAATCGGTTGGTTAATTCTGAGCTGGTTCATGTTCGTGCGTATGGCGTTCTCTTCTAATTCAAAGAAGGTCTGCTGCTCCTGTAGTTTAAGCTGACGTTCTTCGGACGCCTCATAGCGAGCTTGTTTGGCTGTCAGTTCATCTGTTATTCTGTCAAGAGACATCCCTGCTACGCCGGCTTCGGTCAACGCAATTAGACGTGCCCGAGCTTGTGCTTCCATTGTTTCAATCTGTGCTGCTTCCTTACGCTGTGCTCTAGCCATGCCTTCTTGCGCTTGTTTAACACGTAACGCTGTATTGGCTCTTCTAGCACGTTCCTGCTCTGCGTCTGATGCTCGTGCTTGTGCTTTTTCTTGAGCTGATGCGATCTGCTGTTGTCCAATGTAAGACGACAGTCCTGATGCAACGCCGATAGCGATTGGATTACACATATATTATTCGGAAGGGTTTAGTTGAAAGGGAATAAAGTCAGAAGGGATTGTATGGTCAAACTCAACACCACACCACTTAAGCCACTTGATAGCAGCGTAGTTATAGCAGTGAACCTGATTGACACACGGTAGTTTGTATTTGTTAACAAGATAAGACACCCACTTACGGCTGGCCTTGGCAAACTCAAAGCTTGCTTCTTCAAGCAGCCTGTCAGTGCACAGAAGCCAGATGTAGTTCGTCTCGTCTTTGTATAACGGACCGACACCAAAGCACGCCATAGCTTCGTCGTCTTTACGTGAACACACTGTCCAAGTCTCGAAGTCGTGCTTTAAGCCGTGTCTCAAAGCGTTCAAAGGACGCATGGCGTTCTGTGATAACAAACACTCAAGTTGATCAATGTGTCTCATATCAGCAGCGACAGTAAGGCAGTCTTCATCAGTGGTAGGTCTGATGTAACCTTTATTGTATTCTGTTCGCTCTGGTGTGGACATTGGCTTCAAACTCGCAAGATTGGAAGTTGGATGCGAAGGGGCTGTCATTAACAATCTTAATAACAGAATCCTTGGCTTGGGTATAGACTGAAAACTTGAAGCTGCCGTCAGAAGCTAACAGGCTGTCCGTAGACGTGACGTTAACAATGTTAGGGCTGTAGTGGAACACACGCTTGTCACGGGCTTGTGGTGTTACCTCGACTTGGAAGTCCACAGCGTTCGTGAAGAACAACGTGCCGTTCCGAAGGATCATACGAGACAACCCAGAAGGCACTGGTGGATTACCTTGCTTAAACACAGGTTCGCTGAAGGTGTATTCAAGGTTGTATTTAAGACCGCTGAAGCACGTCTTACCTTTCGATTCAATCGAGGCGGTGCTTCCTGAGACACTGTTAACTTTAACTTTGTTACCGTCGAGGTCGTAGACTTCTACATCATTAACACTCTCTGGAGTGAATCCTAAAGGAATGGTAAGAGTTGCTGGAGTCTCGGATACCGTGTGCTTCTTAAGGAAGTCGAGGTGCACTGTGAATCCTCCGGTGGTGTCCGTTTCAATCCTGTTATCCTCACACTTCATCTCAGTGATAAACGTCTCACCGTTGTGGTTACCAACAAGATATAACGTGCTGTCCATGAACTCTAGGCTGACGACGTCGAACGGCACTTCAAATTTGCTCCACGAGCTGACAACCTTCTCACGTCCGTTAAAGAAATACTTATAGACGTAGAACGTCCGACCGCCTGGACAAACTGCAATCAAATGGTTTACTGACGATCCTGTGAGCTTTAAGATGTTACCTGATTGAAGATAGCTAGGAACCTGTGTTGTTATCTCATCAGAGTCGTAGACGTCCGTAGTTGCGTTCAAGGAATATTCTTGAAGTCCGATGAAGTTTCCACGATTGAATGGGAAGTAGACGTAAGATCCTAGGTTAAATGGATTCTGTGTGGTGTCTACGTCGTAGTTCGTCACCGCGTTCATCGTCACCGTCTCGTTAGTCAACGGATCACCCTTGAGAACAAACTGTCCTCTGTCAGCAAATAACAACAGGTTCTCTTGGAATGTTGCGGAGCTGTGGATGTTACTTACGTTAGCAGTGGCTGCTGTAAGATCAATCGGGGCTGTGTCGAGAAGTGTCCTGACAGTTGTTCGGAAGAAGTTAAATAACTCAGCAGCTTCAGATAACACTACAGAGTCTTCGTAAAGGAATCCAAAGCGGTTCTTGAAGAACACAAAGTTGTTAAGGGTCTTACCGACGAACGATGGGAAAGGGTTTGTGTTATCGTCTCCTGCTGCTCTCTTTGCCCAGTTCGGTGTGTTAAGAGTAAAGGTATCAACAGCAGTGTTAACTAACTCAAGAGGAAGCGTTGCACTGTCGATGCGTGTCTTAATATTTGGACCTACCTCTTCAACCCATCCTCCGTCACCAAAGCTCTGTCCGTCGTTAGTGTGGAACTGAACGTAGTAGTCATCTTCTTTGGCATCTACATCTCCACGCACAGCAACGCGAAAACCATCTGGAGCTTTTACAGGAAGGTCTGAAAGTGAGTCAACTTCTTTGAATACGACACCGAGTCCGTTACCACCGAGTCCGTCAAATGAATCTAGGAAAAACTCTCCATCGTCTTTCTTAGTAATAATGATCGATCCTCCAATGTGCTTAAACGAGTAGTTATCGGTAACGTCTTGGTTTACTGAGGCGTCGCCAGCGTGTCCCGTTCCTGTGTGTGTTAAAGGTAAATTCTTTAAAGTCTGTGTTAACTCAGTTGCGATTAAAGATGTATCCGCGTGTTCGTCGTGAGTAGAGTCAGCAGTAATGTAATACACTTCAAGAGCTGCGGTGGACATGTGAGCCTCATCAATAAAGATGTCACCGACGTTATCATAGTCTCGTTCTTCTGTTTTGTAGATTCCTTGTGGCTTGTTCTTTACAGTAACAGACGTGACTGCTCCGTTTTCAATAACAATCTCTAACTCTGGTTTAACACCACTTGCCCAGATTAAATTGTCCGGCCAGTTGATTGTTGGAATGTCGTTGTCGTCATATCCGCTGCCACCTGACTGAACTGACAGTGATAACAAGTTAACTTCCCATCGCTTAATAAAGTTATCGTAGAAAGGCTCGCCCCAGTTAACATTCAAGATAGCTCCCGCTGATCCTTCAGTTCCGGGTTCAGTAAATCTCAATCCATACTTCTTTTCAAAGTCACCTTGCTTAATAAACACAAGGGCTTTTGAGTTATCGATAGGAGCCGATAGTGCCTCGAAGGATTCATCAGCCTCTACGACTTTCTTAGTGTTAAGAAGGAACGTGCTGTCCCCGATTGTTAAAGCCTTGAAGTCCTTATACGACGACGTAGGCGTTTGGTTAACAAGGTAAGAGCTATCGTAGAGATAACCACCAGTGTCGCCATTGATTGTTGCTTCCGCACCTGTTTGAAGATTAAAGATTCTTAAGTTACCTTTATTGTTATTGGTGTCAGTCCTGTTCTCAAGAATAACAGCATAACGTTCCGTATCGCTACGGTTGATGAAGTGAACGAAGTCACCTTCCTCTGCTACCGCTCCGAGCTTCTCAATCAGCCGTGCTGGTGGACGCTTGGTGAGTCCATTGGTGATCGTAGAAAGCCCGTTGATCTGTTCTTCACATTGACCTGCAAAGCGAACTTGAGGCGACTGTTGGTTGACGCCTTGAATCAGATTAGGGACGGTAGTAGTGATGTTAGCCATGTTGTCTAAGCGATGTCGTTACGACGGTTGATGCCAATGCGTGACGCTGCATCATAGTTGTCGAAGATGGTGCGATCTGAGTTGTTACCTTCGGCTTCTTGCATAGCAGACTTAGCCATGATCTCGTCGCGGTAAATAAGAGACTCAATCTCTCGTGATCCGATAAGTCTGTTCGCAAAGACTCTGGATGCCTTGAGTGTTATGTATCTTCTAGCTTGTTCAGGAAGTTCCTCGAAGTCTAAAAGAAATGTGATGTCCACCTTGATCTCGTCCATGGTGAACTCGGAAGTGTAATTCTCCCGGTCGAAAAGTTTTGTGCCACGTTGAACTACGTCGTAACTATGATCCACTGAGTCAACTTGAAGGGTGTTATCTGGTAACACAAATTCGTTGTTGCTGTTGATCTCCAGGGTGTAGTTCTGGGCTGTGTTAAAGTGCCATCCGTCTTGCTGAACTTCCCTCGAAATCTCATCCAAGATCCCCTTGGCGATAGCAGCAGATGGCGGGAGAGCAGTGGTGTCGGCGATAGAGTTAACAGGTGCTTCAGTGATGTAACCAAGCATGGTGTTAACTGCGTTGAGTTTGGATGTGAGGGTAGCCATAAAATAATGTTAATGGGGAAAGCCCAGCCCACCCGAAGATGGACTGAGCTTGTGATATGGGTTGTGTTGTTGTTAAGAAACAGTAACCTCGAATGCAGCTTCAGGACGAAGCACACCGTGGCCCATTGCATACTTAGCAACGAAGAGAGTTCCCTGAAGCTCAATCTTGTAATCGCTTTCGGTAGCGAGATCAAGAAGCTTAACAGTTCCGATAGCTGCTGGGTGTCCACCGACGATCTGAGTTGTGTCAAGGTTCGCATTGTAACCTGTTCCACCAGCTCCGAAGACATCGTTGTTTGAGTTACTGTCGTCTTGGATAGTTCCGGGATCAGACCCAGCAACAGCAACATCAGTAAGATGGTTTGACTTGTAGATGTTA